CTTTCAAATAGGAATGCATGAATGATCTCATGCCGCTTGTTCTTTCTAATCTGAACTTGTAAGTTTTTCTTACAAGTTTGGTCGCCGACGTGCTTGCTATAGCTATCCACAACCAGTTCTTTGCTGGTTTCGTCGCAAAATCCATCGCATCCCGCCAGCCGTGAATCTTCATCTTCACCACAAACGGAAAGCGTGTATTCAGCTCCAAGAATGTTGATTTTTCTGGTATCCACGCCCTGTCAATCTCCTTTGCTAAGTTCGTCTTTCAGAATCTTCTTGTACGTTCCCTGATGATCTGCGATTGACGGCTTAATAAACGGGTGCGCCCGGTTACCAGCTGTCCAATGCCAGGTTCCCTGCGCGTCCTGGTATTTCCACGGAGTGGGACGGCCTCCGCCTCCCTCGGCATATTTACCGGTTCCCATCTCTTGGTAAATTCCATATTCGGTTGGCGTTCCGACGCGCACTTCTTTTCCATCAATCACAGCAGCAGAAATGCTATTGCGCAAATTCCCAGTATCAACGGGGCATAAATCCTTGGCATATTCTACAGCTTTTTCCCCGCAGCGTTCCAACCCGCGCTCACACGCTTCACCAAGTGCGCGGAGGATTTCGTCAGAGTTATCCACAAAGGTAATGCTCATTTCCCCCCTCCTTTTCTGCTTCTTCCAGAGCCGGTCTTGTGCGGTTCGTGGCGGCGCATACGCATAATCCACCACAAGCAGGGATTCCAGCCCGCTTCTTTTTTATCCGGTTGGAAGATTTTGGCATAGAAAAAGCAC